ATATTGGCGGTGCCGGCAATACCCTTCGCGGCCGACAAAAACTGCGCCGTGAGGATGTTCGGGGACGACGAAAAACTGATGTCGATCTGGCTCTCCACGATGGACTTCATGCTCATGCCTTGATCGTCCGCGAACACGGTCGATTGCAGGCGGAACGCCATCTGCTGCCCCAGCTCAGTCACACTCGTCGCGCTCGACGGGTCAACGTCGGACATGAACAACACGCCCGGCGCGCGGTTGCTCGCGACGATAAAGGAGCCCGGCGTAGGCATGATGAGATCGCTACAGAACGTATGCGGGCCGCTCCACTGGTTGATCTCGAAGTCATACCAGTACTCGACAAACGTCGCACCGCCCTGAAGCGGATTTGTCGGGGCCTGCAAGGCGACACGGTAAACCGTATTGCTGTATCCGCCGCACGCGCGCGACGGCACAACGCAATTCTCGAAAGGCCAGCGCACGCCGGGGAGGGGTGCCGCCGCAACTGTGCCGTCGAACCCGATAATGCGCACGCCGCTATCCGCCAGATAGCCCAACCCGACGGGGAGCTGCACGATCGTACGTGGAGCCTCGCAGCCGGGCGCGAACGGGCCGTTCAGCGCGAGATTTGACGTCGCCGTGTCGCCGGTGATCTGCCAGAACCCTTCAGGCTTGAAACCGATCAGCGCCGACAAAACGCCACCTTGCGTCTGCTGGATCGGCAGACCGCCGAAGCCGGTGATGCTGCTGCCCGACGAGCCTAGGGTCAGGAACTGCGTTGAGGCGCTGATTGTCGTCGGCGCCAAGCTGTCCGAATACCACGCCTGGTTATTCTGTGCGTACCATGCGCGGTTATTGAACTGAAATACCGCCGTCGGAACAATCGACAGCGTCGTCGTGGATGTGTTTGTCGAAGACCATGCGGGCGATGCCAGCACGGCGATGTCTATCATCCCGAAGAAGTTGGACCCCACACCGGAGAAACCGGGGTGGGTCACGAGGATTTTCGATCCGACGACCGCCATAGTCGGCGGCGTCCACGCGCCCGACGTCGGCTGGCTCGCTGGAATGTTCGCCGATGTAATGCCGCTGATGGAGACAAACAGCCCGGTCGAGAAGTCATAGCAGAACGGTACGTCATAGCCGGGAAACTCGGCGGTCGAGATCATGCCGTATACGCGCGTCCCAATCGACAAGCCAGCGGATATAACGCCCGGCGAGCGCAAATGCGGGAAGTTTGTCATCTGCGTCGCCGCGGGGCGGTTCGTCCAGACGAACGGCGTCGTGTTGTCGTGCACCAGGTTCTGCAGGATCGAGCACGCGCCTTGCGGCGCACCTTCGCCCTCAAGCGCGTCATAAAGCCCGAGCGGGCGGAAGCTTATTGGTGTGGCGCGAAGCGGGCTTCCCATGATCAGAAACCCGTCGTTTTCGTCGGTTTTAAATCTACCAGCGAACGGAACAGCAGCGGGTCGCGCTTGACCTGCGTCGCGTAGTTCTCCTTGTCGCCGACCATCATTAGGTATTTGCCCAGCATCCCGTTGTCGCCGGGGTGCTTTGGGTCGCCATGCAGCATCGCGTAGAACTCGCCCACGCGTTGATCGCCGGTGATCTGCATTAGGCGAAACGCGGTGTCGGTGATCAGGATCTGCTGGTTCGGGAACCACGGCACAGTTGCGCCGGCCGTGAACTGCGCCGCCGTGATGTCGTTGGGCTGATACTGGTTGCGGATCGTCAGCGACAGGCTGAGGTTCGGCGGCGGGTAGAACGCCATCTGGATCGTCGCCAAATTCGGCGAGCCGGTCGGGTCTACGACGTACCAGTACGGGTAGTTGGAGATGCCCTGCCCTTGGAAAAGCCGGTCGTATTTGTCCAGGGGGAGTTGGTCGAGATAAAAAATCGAACCGCTCACGCTGTAGAACACCGCGTGCGTCCGCAAATATTTGGCGTTGTTCTGTACCAGAACTGAGCTGGTGGGGAGTTGTAGATTGTACCATTGCCCCGTCGGCGTCCCGGTGCCGGTCCCGCCGTTAGGGCTAACGGTGAAATTCTGGAATGTGTAGGCCGCAGAAGGAAAGTCGTAATTCTGCGCAAGGTCTTCAAGGGAGCGGTTAAGAAAAAACTGCCCTTGCGTCACGAAGCCAGGGCACTTCGCGATCTGGCACGCAAGCGTTACGATCTGATCTGCGGTTAACGGCATTCATTAGGCCGCCTTCTGCTCCAACTCGCCTACGATCTTCCCCAGCTCCGAGACCATGCGGCGCGTTTTCTTCAGAGCCTCGCCCTGCGCCGTGATGTTCTGTTCAAGTTGTTGTGTGTTCACCTTGTTGCGCCGCGCCGGATCGACATCGGCGGCCTTCGCGACCTGGTCCTGCATACGCTGGATGTCGTCGGCGATGACTTCCGCCATCAGCTTCTGCGCCTTCAGTTCCTCGCGCTTGCTGGGCAACTCTGCCCGCGCGACCTGGCGGTCGAGAACCGCCGCGAGCTTATCAAGCTCGGTGTTCATGTCGGCTGCGGAGAGGTTCTGCGCAAAGTTGAACTGGAACGTCAGGGTGCGGCGGTCGCCGAGATTGGCGGCCAGAACGACCGCGTAACCGATTTCCTCGCTCATGCCATGAACCCCACGCCCGAGCGGCCCGCAAGATTGGCCGGGTTGCGGACGGAGCCCGCATTATAGCTATTGGCGCCGCCGGTCTGCGCTTCGTGCTTCCACGTCTGCGCGATCACGTCGCGCATGGTACGCGCGGTTTCGGTCGGGACCTCGTAAGTTCGGTTGGCGAGATAGATCACGCCGTCGAGCGTGATGCGATCCGCATGAGGCGCAACGTCAATCGTCACGCTCTCGACCTCGCGTTCTTCTTCCTTCTGGGTGCGCGGGTTCTTCCACTTCTTGACGACCGGGCCACGCACTGTGGGGGCGCCTTCGCGCTTATAGCGCACACCACCGACCTCGAACGTGTCCGGGATCTTACCTTCCGCCGCTTTGATCTGGGCGTTCAGTTCGTCGAAAATATTGGGCTCTTTTGCCATCAATCACCTTTAGGTCAAAATCCAGGGCGAGCCCGGAGATGCGATTGCCTGCTTGGACACGAGGATCGGCCAACCGCTCTGATCGACCGCAACCACGTCGCCCGGCAGCACCTTCAGGACGCCGCGGTTCGGGATGGTCACATACGTCGGATTGGCGAAGTCGCTGCGCTGGGCATTCGCTACCGCCGTAAAATACCCGGACGACACACCCGTTACGGGCGCAGCCGAAAGCTGTACCGTGTTGTTGGGGCCAATGCTCGTCACGGTGCTGCCTGCGGCCAGGCCGAAGCCCACCACCTGCTGCCCGATGCCGATCATCGACACGGTCGCGCCGGTCGGGGAGGCGACCGACGGCGACGTGATGCCGGAAATCGACGTGGTAGTCGTCCCTGCAAAAATGATGCCGCCCTGGATCGCCGCCGCGCTGGGTCCGAAAGACGTGCTGCTGACAATCGCCTGATCGTCAACAATGCGTTGGTTGATCGCCGCCGTATCGGCAATCGCCAACCCAGCGGAAATCTGCACCGCGACCAGCGAACCTATGCTGGTCGTGGACAGAGTAAGCGTTTTCGTTGCCATGCGGCTACACCTTAGCCAAAGGTCGCGCTGAAGGCCGACGAACTTTCGATGCGCATCATGAACTGCTGGTTCTGGATCAGCACACCCTCGAAGAACTTGTAGCCGACGACACGCAACTGGTTCAGCGGGTCGGATTTATCGGCCGTCTTCAGGTAAGTGAACTTGGTGTCGTCCAGAACGACGATGCCGTAAGCGCCCTTACCGAACACAAACGTCGGATACACCGTCACGCCGGTCTGCGGTGCGGCCGGCGGCGTCTGCGCGACGCCGGTGCCGGTGATCACGATGGTCGAGCCGGCAGTAATCTGCACGGCCTGGCCGGTCATTGGGCCAACGGTCGGGCCCGAAGACGATAGCCCGAGATTGGTGGGCGACGTGCTGGTGCCGATGTAGACGTTGTAGGTGTAGCCGGTGGTGCTCGGCACGGTGACGGTGATCGAGCCCGTCGGGCCGGTCACGGACACGCTGCCCGACACCTGGTAGATTTGGCTTTCATACTGCGTGATCGACGCCGAACCCGTCACCTGGACGTAGTAAGTGCCGGTGGCGAGCGAACCCGCCGTGCCTGCGCTGGCAGTAAAGCCGCTGTTGGCGAGGCCAGTGAACGACGGCACCATGTTCGACATGGTGAAGCGCACGCCGCCCCACTCGCCCAGCTCGAAGTTGTAGAGGCGGTTGATGTCGGAATAAGAC